GTCGGCCTGCTATATGGCGATCCTGAAATGGGAGCCGCGCGTAAAGCTGACTGCCATCAGCTTTGAGTCGGATATCAACGGCGCAATGGTGGTTGAGCTGTCCGGCAACCGCACCGACAACGCGCAGCCTTTTTCCTTAACCGTTCCTGTGAGCTGAAACTATGGCAACTATCGACCTGAGCCAGCTGCCCGCGCCTGGCGTGGTGGAGGCGCTGGATTATGAAACCCTGCTGGCCGAGCGAAAGGCAACGCTGATTTCCCTTTACCCGGCCGATCAGCAGGAGGCCATCACCCGCACGCTGACGCTGGAGTCAGAACCCATCGTTAAGCTGCTGCAGGAAAATGCTTACCGCGAGCTAATACTGCGCCAGCGCATCAACGAGGCGGCAAAGGCCGTTATGGTAGCGTATGCACTGGATGGCGACCTTGACCAGCTCGGCGCTAACAATGGCGTAACCCGCCTGACCATTACCCCGGCCGACGATACAACCATGCCGCCGACCGCCGCCGTGATGGAAAGTAACGATGATTTCCGGCTGCGCATCGCCTCGGCTTTTGAGGGGCTGAGCGTGGCCGGGCCAACCGGTGCATATGAATACCACGCCAGAAGTGCCGACGGCCGCGTAGCCGATGCATCAGCCATCAGCCCGTCGCCTGCAGTGGTCACGGTGACAGTGCTTGCGCGTGAAGGTAATGGCGTGGCGAGCGACGATTTGCTGGCCGTGGTTAACGCTGCGCTCAACGACGAGGACGTGCGCCCGGTTGCCGACAGGGTGAGCGTGCAGTCAGCGAAGATTGTGGAATATGAAATTGTGGCCGAACTGTACCTCTATCCGGGGCCGGAAGCAGAGCCAATCCGCGCCGCCTCAGAGGCAAAGCTCGCCGCCTTTGTCAGCGCGCAGAAGCGTCTCGGCCGTGACATTCGCCTGTCTGCGCTGTATGCCGCCATGCACGTTGAAGGCGTGCAGCGCGTGAATCTGATTAAGCCGTCGGCTGACGTGGTGCTCGACAAAACGCAGGCCGCTTACTGCACGGGCTACACGCTGACCGTGGGAGGCTCGGATGAGTGACCGCCTGTTGCCGACCGGCTCGTCAGTGCTTGAGATTGCTGCCGCTGAGGTGCTGGCAACCCCTGGCGCTATGAATGTGCCACTGCGCCAGTTATGGAATCCGTACACATGCCCGGCGGTGCTTCTGCCCTATCTGGCGTGGGCTTGGTCGGTTGACCGCTGGGATTCGGCCTGGCCTGAATCGACAAAGCGCGCCGTTGTTGCCGCCTCGCAGTATGTGCATCGTCACAAAGGCACGATTGGCGCTATCCGCCGCGTCGTTGAGCCGCTGGGCTATCTCATCAAAATAATCGAGTGGTGGAAAACCGGCGAAGCGCCTGGCACGTTCCAGCTGGACGTGGGCGTACTCGATACCGGCATTACCGAGGAAATGTATAACGAGCTGGAGCGCCTGATAGCCGATGCGAAGCCATGCAGCCGTCACCTTATCGGCCTGTCTATCAATCTTGACGCGAACGGCGCGCTGCCGGTTGCCGTTGCCAGCTACAGCGGCGACGAGCTGAGCGTTTATCCCTATACCCCTGAATTAATCAGCGTCGGCGGGCCGGGTTATTCCGGCGTGGCGGTGCATCTTATTGACCTGACGGAAGTGAGCGCATGACGACAAAATATTTTGCCCTGCTGACCAATCAGGGCGCGGCTAAGCTGGCGAACGCCGCCGCACTCGGTACGAAAGTAAACATCGCATCGATGGGCGTCGGCGACGGTGGCGGCACACTGCCGACCCCTGATGCGGCACAGACAAAGCTCATTGGCGAGAAGCGACGCGCGCAGCTTAATTCGCTGACCGTTGACGCGGCAAACAGCAGCCAGATTATCGCAGAGCAGATTATCCCGGAAAGCGAGGGCGGATTCTGGATCCGTGAAATCGGCCTGTACGACGCCGACGGCGTGCTGATTGCCGTTGCTAATTGCCCGGAGACTTACAAGCCTCAGTTGGCCGAAGGCAGCGGCCGGACGCAGACCGTGCGCATGATTTTAATTGTGAACAGCACAATGGCCGTCACGCTGAAAATTGATCCGTCAGTCGTGCTGGCAACGCGTAAATATGTTGATGACGCTGTGATCGAGGTGAAAGCCTACGCTGACAGCGTAATGAAAAGTCATACCGATGCTAAAAACCCACACAGCCAGTACCTGCAGATTGCAAATGCCCTGGCTGAAATCAAAGACGCCGGGCTGATTGCTGACGTTCTCAAAAACCTCGGTTTAGGCGAAGGTGCGCCGGTTATCGGTTCACCGTTCCCTTGGCCTCACACAAAAATGCCAAATGAGCTGTTTCCTTCAATGGCTGGAATGGTCTTTCTGAAAAGTAACGGGGCGACATTTAGCGGCTCGCTTTATCCAAAGCTTGCGCTGGCTTATCCCGGTCTGAAACTTGCTGATCTGCGCGGTGAGTTCATAAGGGGCTGGGATGATGGAAGAGGCGTTGATGTTAGTCGCGAATTGCTTTCTTTTCAGGAAGGCACGTGGATTCAGCCTAACGTTGAGAATAACTCGACATTAACGGCTATTCAGATCGGAAATGGAGAGAATGTATTCAACATCGGAGAAAACAAAGCTGTGAGTAATCTGCCAACTTACGGGTCTTCAGGTTCGAGGTCGCGTTGGTTTATCCGCCCGCGTAACGTCGCGTTTAACTACATCGTGAGGGCTGCTTAATGGCAAAGGTAACGCTTGATAAAAACGGCCTCGCAAAATCTGCCGGCACACTGACGGTTTATAATTATGATGCGGTAAGCGGAGAGTTTACCGGCTCAAATGATGAGTATCTGGCGCAGGGTGTGGGCCTGCCCGCAAACGCCTGCATTACTGCGCCGCCTGCTGATGTGGCAGGATGCGTAGCGCTTTATATTGATGGAAGCTGGCAGACCGTTGCCGATCATCGCGGGGAAACGGTTTATTCTGTTAATGACGGTTCAGCATTGCTGATTAACACGCCGGGTGAATATCCCGCAGGCACGACAACGCTGCAGCCTGCAACCCCGTTTGATAAGTGGGACGGTGAAAAGTGGATGACTGACAGCGATGCACAGCAGCAGTCGCTGCTTGACGCAGCGGACAGCGAAAAGTCGGCGCGCGTGAGTGAGGCCAATGGCATCACCCAGGCATGGCAGACGCAGTTGCTGCTCGGCATTATCACCGATACAGATAAAGCGCTGCTGACGTCATGGATGAAATACATTCAGGCGGTGCAGGCCGCAGATATCACAAATGCGCCAGATATCAGCTGGCCGGAAAAGCCTGAGTAACTTAAAAGCCCTTAGGGGCTTTTCTTTTGTCTGCTGATCATCCAGCAAACTGCAACCGCATGCATGGCCCCGCCTGACCTGACACCCTGAGCACACCCTCGAAACGGAGTGCATCAGATGTCTGATTATCATCACGGTGTCCGCGTCGTCGAAGTCAACGACGGCACGCGCACCATTACAACCGTATCAACCGCAATCGTCGGCATGGTCTGCACTGCACAGGATGCGGACGCGGCAACCTTCCCGCTTAATACGCCGGTACTTATCACCAACGTGCAGGCAGCTGTCGGCAAAGCAGGTAAAAAAGGCACGCTCGCCGCTGCGCTGCAGGCCATTGCCGACCAGTCAAAACCCGTGACAGTCGTCGTGCGCGTGGCTGAAGGTGCCGACGAAGCCGAAACCACCTCCAATATCATCGGCGGCACGGATGAAAACGGCCAGTATACCGGCATGAAAGCGCTGCTCGCCGCGCAGACCCAGCTCGACGTTAAGCCGCGGATTCTCGGCGTGCCGGGGCTGGATTCACTGGCGGTGGCAACCGCGCTTGCCAGCATTGCGCAGCAGCTGCGCGCCTTCGCCTATGTTTCAGCGTGGGAATGTAAAACCATTTCCGAAGCCCGCCTGTACCGCCAGAACTTCAGCCAGCGTGAGCTGATGGTTATCTGGCCTGATTTCCTTTCGTGGAACACCGCGACCAGCAAATCCGACACGGTCTATGCCACTGCCCGCGCGCTGGGCCTGCGCGCCAGAATCGACAATGACACAGGCTGGCATAAAACCCTGTCTAACGTCGGCGTTAATGGCGTGACCGGCATTTCCGCATCAGTGTTCTGGGATCTGCAGCAGACCGGCACAGACGCCGACCTGCTCAACGAGGCCGACGTTACGACGCTGATCCGTAAAGACGGTTTCCGCTTCTGGGGCAACCGCACCTGCAGCGATGACCCGCTGTTTCAGTTTGAAAACTACACCCGCACGGCGCAGGTGCTGGCCGACACGATGGCTGAGGCGCACATGTGGGCGGTTGATAAGCCGCTGACGCCGGTTCTGGTGCGCGAGATTATCGCGGGCATCAATGCGAAATTCCGCGAGCTGGTTAACGCCGGTTATCTGCTGGGTGCATCGGCCTGGTATGACGAAAGCGCCAACGATAAAGACACCCTGAAGGCGGGCAAGCTCTTTATCGATTACGACTATACGCCGGTTCCGCCGCTGGAAGATTTAACCCTGCGCCAGCGCATTACCGACACCTATCTGGCGAACTTCGCCGCATCCGTGAACAGCTGAGGAGCCGGATAAATGGCACTGCCACGCAAACTAAAGGGCATGAACCTTTTCAACAACGCCAACAGCTATCAGGGCGTCGTCACCGCCGTGACCCTGCCGAAGCTGGCGCGCAAGCTCGACCCGTTCCGCGCGGGCGGCATGAGCGGCGCGGCCTTCATTGATAACGGTCTGGAAGATGACGCGCTCGATGTTGAGTGGAGCATCGGCGGCATTGATGAGCTGGTGCTCACGCAGTGGGGTGCGTCTGACATTCCCCTGCGCTTTACCGGCTCTTACCAGCGCGACGATACCGGCGAGGAAATCGCGGTAGAGATTGAAGTGCGCGGTAAGCATCAGTCGTTTGATTTCGGCGAAGCCAAACAGGGCGAAGACACCGAAACCAAAATCACCAGTAAAAATACCTATTACAAGCTGACCTTTAACGGCAAAGAGCTGATCGAAATCGACACCATCAACATGGTGGAGAAGGTCAATGGCACTGACCGTCTTGAGCAGCGCCGTAAAAACCTCGGCCTGGTATAAACCCTGACGCCAGCGCCCGCCGCTGGCTTTACCTGACTACAGTGAACAGAGAACAATCATGGAAAAGAAAGAAAATGTCGTTGAGTTTGAAAGCCCGCTGCAGCGCGGCGAAACCGAAATCAAAGGCGTGGAGCTGATTAAGCCGACGGCCGGAAGCCTGCGCGGCGTGCGCCTGGCCGATCTGTGCCAGTCAGACGTTGACGCCCTGCTGACCGTGCTGCCCCGCATTACCCTGCCAGCACTGACAAAGGCCGAATGCAATGCACTCGATCCGGTTGACCTGATCGCGCTGGGCGGCAGGGTGATCGGTTTTTTGCAGTCGAAGTCGGACGAATAGACTGGCAGCGCGGCCTGACGGTTAACGACCTGATGGCCGACATTGCCACGATATTTCACTGGCAACCTTCCGAGATGTACGACATGCCGCTGGCCGAGCTGATGGACTGGCGGCATAAAGCCTTTATCCGCAGCGGAGCGACCCCGGATGAGCAATAACCTCAAGGTGCAGGTGCTGCTGAACGCGGTAGACAAAGCCTCGCGCCCCTTCAAAGCCGTTCAGACCGCCTCTAAAAATCTGTCGTCTGACATTCGCCAGACGCAATCAACCATCAAAGAGCTGGATGCGCAGGCCGGAAAAATTGACGGCTTCCGCAAGGCCAGCGCACAGCTGGCCGTCACGCAGCAGAGACTGAAGGACGCGAAGCAGGAGGCGGCAGCGCTGGCCGTGCAGTTTAAAAACACGGAGCGCCCGACGACACAGCAGGCCCGCGCACTGGAAAAGGCCCGGCAGGCGGCGGCAGAGCTGCAGACGAAGTCCAACAGCCTGCGCCTTTCGGTGCAGCAGCAGCGCGAGGCGCTTAATGCGGCCGGGATTTCCACTAAGAGCCTGAGCAGCGAGCAGCAGCGCCTGAAATCCGCCTCGGCGCAGGCAACCGTCAGCCTGAGCCGTCAGAAAATGGAGCTGCAGCGGCTGAATGCACAGCAGGAGCGACTGAACCAGACCAGCGAACGCTACCGCAAAGGGCGGGAGCTGTCGGGTAAGGTACGCAACATGGGCGCGGCCGGTATCGGTACGGCAACGGTTGGCGGCATGGCGGCAACCTCGCTGCTGATGCCGGGGTTTGATTTCGCACAGAAGAATTCTGAGCTGCAGGCCGTGCTCGGCGTGGAAAAAGAATCGCCGGAAATGAAAGCCCTGCGTGCGCAGGCGCGTCAGCTGGGCGATACAACGGCCGCGTCTGCCGATGATGCGGCAGGTGCGCAAATCGTTATCGCCAAAGGCGGCGGCGATGCCGCTGCCGTTCAGGCCGTTACGCCGGTTACGCTCAACATGGCGCTGGCAAACAAGCGCACTATGGAGGAAAACGCCGGGCTGCTGATGGGGATGAAGTCAGCCTTTCAGCTCACGAATGATAATGTTGCGCACATCGGTGATGTGCTGTCGATGACTCTTAATAAAACCGCCGCTGACTTTGACGGGCTGAGTGACGCGCTAACTTATATTGCTCCAGTGGCGAAAAATGCGGGCGTCAGCATCGAGCAGGCGGCAGCAATGGTCGGCGCTCTGCATGATGGCAAAATCACCGGCTCTATGGCGGGGACGGGTGGTAAGGCAGTGGTGAGTCGTCTGCAGGCACCCACTGGAGAGGCTTTTAAAGCTATCAAAGAGCTGGGCATCAAAACTGCTGACAGCAAAGGCAACACTCGTCCGATTTTTACCATTTTGAAAGAAATGGAAGCCAGCATGAAACGAAATAAGCTGGGTACCGGGCAGCGCGCCGAGTATATGAAAACCATCTTTGGTGAGGAAGCAAGCGGAGCAGCTGCGATTTTGATGACCGCCGCCTCAACCGGCAAGCTCGACCAGCTGACCGCTACGTTTAAAGCCTCTGATGGCAAAACGGCCGAGCTGGTACAGGTCATGCAGGATAACCTCGGCGGCGATCTGAAAGAGCTGCAGTCTGCTTATGAGGCAATCGGCACCGACCTGTTTGATCAGAACGACGGCAGCCTGCGCACACTTACCCAGGATACAGCGGCGCTGTTGCTTAAGGTGGATGGCTGGATTAAAGCTAACCCTGAGCTGGCGGGCGGTATCGCAAAAGTGGTAATGGGCGGGCTGATGCTGGCCGGGGCGCTGGGCGCTATCGGGCTGGTAGCCTGGCCGGTGATTGCGGGCGTAAATACCCTGATTGCCGGGGCGGGTTTCCTCGGCACGGCATTCAGCATCGCGGGAGGAGCCATTACGGCCGCGCTCGGCGTTATCACGCTGCCGGTTGTGGCCGTCGCGGCGGCAATCGTGGCCGGTGCGCTACTGGTGCGCAAATACTGGGAACCTATCAGCGCCTTTATAGCAGGCATGGCCGAAGGATTTACCGCAGCGATGGGGCCGATCAGTGATTCCTTCGGTTCGCTAAAGCCGGTGTTTGAGTGGGTAGGCGGCAAGGTCAAAGAGCTGTGGGACTGGTTCGGTAAACTGCTGGAGCCGGTGAAGTCCACGCAGACCGAACTTGCCGCCGCCGGAGACATGGGTAAGAAGTTCGGCAACATGCTGGCCGAGGCGCTGAAAATTCCGGGGCACGCACTCGATCAGCTAATGGGCGGCATTAACTGGGTGCTGGATAAGCTCGGCATTATCGACACGAAATCCGATGGCCTTAAAGACAAGGTTCCGACGCCCGATGCGGTAGCAACCGGCGGCGCGGGCGCAGATACCGGCGGGCTGCAATACAACATCGCCTATGGTGGCGCGCCTTACCGCCCGGTTTCAGCTCCGTCAGCCGGGGGCGGATTCACTGACCGCAGCCAGAATACCTATCAGTATGAAATCAACATGCACGAGGGCATGACCAAAGACGACGCAATGGCGCTGATGGCGCAGCACCAGGCTAAAGAGCAGCGCAACCGGCAGGCGCAGAACCGCAGCAAAATGGGCTGGGAGGATTAACCGATGATGATGATTTACGGCATGATGCCGTTTATGCGGCAGACCCTGCCATACGGGGATATGCAGCAGAATATCGACTACCGCTGGCCCACTAACAGCCGGTTCGGGCAGCGTCCGGCGGCGCAGTTTATCGGGCCGGGCGATGAAAAAATCACGCTATCCGGGGAGCTGCGCCCGGAAATCAC